TGCCCATGTAAACGAATTAGCAATTAAATGCTGAAAAGTAGGAGTTTGATCGTTTAATTTAAACAAATTAGAAATGGTTTTTATTGGTTCTTCGTGACGATCAAATGTTACATGTTTCAAATTGTACATAAACCTAGTTTTGATTCTAAGTTTTTTTAATTTTTGTTCGAATTCTTTTTCAGTCATTGTTTGAATATTTATTAGTTTAAGGTAATACCAAACATTTCTTGCATTAGTTGTCTACGTTCCTGTTCAATTATGAACTTGGTTTCGACATAAGCGTTTGAATCTGGATATACATTTGATGTGTATAATTCAGATAGGTCAGATACCACATCAGCTTTAGCTGATATATTAATAACTCTATTGCGAGTCCTAATTCCAGGACTGTTCAAAAGCATATGCTAGTTTGTATATGAACCGTAATAGTTTAACATACCATTTACTTTTAAGCCAAATAATAGTAGGTTCAAAGTAATGTATTCTACGTATCTGATGTGCTCGTAGTTTAGTAGGGTAAGTTATCCACCTACCCTCTTTAGTTTCTTCAGGTGTGTAATTACCATCTTCCTCTTTGCCATATAATGCAAAGCCACCACTTGGAAGAGCTTTTATTACAACTTCATTACAAAGTTTTTTATATAATCTTGTATTCATTTGAAGGGTTTTTTGAGTGATCCATCAATATGACCTAAAAATAGGACTTTAAGTAATGTTTTTTCAGAATTGGCCATACTATCAAAAGCTTTGCCTATGCTAGCTCTTGTATTATTCCATTCTGTAATGTTTTTGGTTAATAACATTTTATTTATCAAACCATCATTACTTTTAACAAGTCTAAGTTGACGTACTGTGTCAACAGCAGGATGTTTAGATTGACCAATTATTGCTATTTTTAAAATAGGCTCATTCATTTTGATTTGAGTTTAGTTATTTGGGAAATGCTTTTTTTATTGCTTTAACAAGTGATTTTATCTGTTTTTGTGTAAGCTGTACATGACTAGGAGCTAAGAAAGGAATATCATTATTTCCTATTGTTATTTGTAACATTTTACCGTTTTTACTTCCACCGTAAAATGTATTTAGATGTATTTGCGATTCACCATATTTAGGATTAAATGTTCCATCACTAACTGGTAATTCATATCTACCTTTGATTGTTTTAATATTAGTACTCATTTTAATGTTGTTTTGGTTATTTGGGGACTTTTGTTTTGATTTATGTAAATATATAATTATTGAAATAGATCACTATTGTATGTTTGATTTGTACAACGATTAGTTGCTATAATATGTGAACCGAAGGATCCTTTACAGTTTTTACATAAGACTTTATTTTTTTCAACACTATGCTGGAATATACCACCTGGTTGATAATCAGGATGACGAGATTTCCTATTATTCTTGAATGGTTCGAATGTATTTTTCATGATATTATTTTTTTAAAATGTTTTTCCAAAAAGCATATCCTTCTGGGCTATATGCCCAAATAAAAGAATCTTCTATAAAACTACAAAAACTCCAAGTTTTATGGTCTTTTAAGTAATTATTATAGTTTTTTTTATTTTTTTTCAAATTCTTTTTGAATTTTGTAAGGACTTTGAGTTTCCTTAACTTTTGTTCATGTTTATTCATTTTGATTTAAGTTTTTTGATTTTAATTTGTTTAAATACATAGTAATGATTAGCAGTTGCACATGGTAATGTAAGAATACCATTTGTATAATCATGAGGACAATCAGATACTGATTTTGTATTTTTAAAAGCACAATTATCACAATTAGCTTTATCAACTATTGTATCATCTTTATTTGTCCTGATATAAAGATTACCTTTTATTTTATAAATTTTTCTTGGCATTTTTTTGATTTAAATGTTAAGTTCGCTAGTTCTTTGTATTACAACAAAGAAACACAACAAAGAAAAGAAAGTAACCCTATATATTGCTACATAAGGTTACTTTTAATTAAGCAATTACAATGCTATTCTTCCGGCACAACTATTTCCTGTTCAGTAGACGGAGCTACTTTAGGATCAGCAGTTGGTTTTTCTGCATTTGCAGGATGTACCCAACGTTTGTAAGCAGAAATAGTCTTACACCTGGCTTCGAACTTGTTCATTGCGATTTCATCTGCGTTGGGTTTTTCAAGTTCAAATTTGTGCATGAAGAATTTAATCTTCTTGGTTTTTACTACTTCTTTTACTTTCACGATGTTACCGGCATCATCAACAGAATTCCTTTTTACTTCGAAGTCAACAAGTTTCTGTTTACCATCAACAACAATGATGTTGTATGATTTGAATTCGTCTTTGGTAAACATTTCCCTGAACTGACCAACGTAAAAGAATTTTGTTAATTTACATACGGTTTTATCAGCTGGTTCAATTTCGAAATTACCTAATGCCAATTCGCCTGCTATTTTGTTAAATAACACTTCATTGGCTGAATCGTTGAATAGGTTTTCGTTTTGAGCACCTGTGTCACCACCTGATGTTAATACCTTTTCATTGGCATCATTCAGGTCATACTCAGGTTTTGCAATCAGTTTTAATTGCAACATTTTCCTGCCGTTGGCTGTTGGGCGTATGAAATCATTAGCCGTCATCTTATCCTGACCTGCAGGTAAAATGCCTTTGATCAAAACCAAATAGGTTGTGTACAATAATTCGTTCATTTTGATAGAGATTTAAATGTAAATATTAAAGTTATTTGTTTGTTTAAGTGTAGATAGGTAAAAAAGAAATTGCTTGATGCACATATATAAATGAATATATATAATAGCGTACTATCCGTGTTGCATACAAGCAATTTCACCCTCAATCCCTCAATTGAATGGTTTTATTTTTCAGTTTGTACATAAAAACTGTATTTTGTTGGGTCAATGCAAAGTAAGACTAATAGTTTATTATAGTCTGACTCTGTTAAGTCTTCATACTTCATTTTAAATAACATAAATTTAATAAGGGATATGTCTAATGAAGTCTTTTGATTTATAACTGTATTATTAGTTATTAAATCAGGTAGTTTTGTATCCATGCTGATTATGGATTTTTAATCCTAAATATTGCAATTACAATCACTACGAATAGTATTATTGCAATTACAACAATAGCACAAATGTGTTGATTGATGAATTGTAACATATATGTTGTTTTAGTTATTTCCGATTTAAGGTGTAATAGGTGCCTATTTCAAACACTTATACTAAGTATATCATGTTATGAAACGCTGTGTCCCGAGTATCTCTTGATACAACAGTTATCCCTATTAGTTGCTAATTTAATTCTCTAATTAGCAATCACAGTGAGAATGTTTTACTTATTCTGGGTCTTTGTCACAAATATTTTCCCAAAATTGATGTTCTTCCGGTGTTTCACGCCAGTAAAATGCACATAGAAGCATAGTATGCCATGTAAGGTAATCTACCTTTTTAATAAGAGTGTCAATGGTTCTTGGAGTTTCCCAAAAATCATAGTTTGCATTTTTTGTTGTCAGTTTCAAATTCTTCATGAAACGTGTTTTGATTTTACGTTTCAATAACTCTGCAATAAATTGTTCTTTTGTCATTTTTTTAATTATTAGTTAACATAACAAGTTACTTTTTTCATTGTTAATTCTTTTTCAAATGAGAGGGTTGTGCCTTGTTTAGGCAAAGGTTGATTGTTGCAATATGTACTATCTGTTGTAATTATAGTCTTTGTTGATGGACTAAATATTTCAAATGTACATTTAATACAAGGATAATATTCTTTATTGCAAGATAATAACATTATCATTACAATCATTAGAATGTATTTCATTTATTTAGGGATTAATTGATTACAAATTTAAGGGCTCATACATAATGGGACTAATATCCACTTCTTGAATAGGTTTATATAACACCTATTCTAGTAATAACTTTATCCTTTTTACATATGAGCCCAATGTTAATCAAAGGCTATTCCGCTCAGAGATTAACATATTAGCATGTCCCCAGGATCGTGATGCAATAATGCGAGTGTGCCTGGATTACATGTTTCATTTAAACAGGTGAGAGGAAATATATTATATAATGTAATAGATAACGACTGGTACCTAACCAGTAATTGAAAGTCTACATTACACAATATAATTGGATGTCCATTATCAATAAACTGGTTATAGTTGGTACTAATAACCATTGCCTGGCTGGACGTGGCAACAGGCTGATCTATATCACATAATACAGCTGATTCAAACACAATGGTTGATTTGGCTAAACCAATATCATTACCAAAGGTTTGAATAGGTTCAATAATGGATGTGATGACCATAGTGAACACAATACAGATTAAAGTGATTAATCCTTTCATACAATACATTTGATTTAAAGGGTTAATACTGAGTATATATATAGAATATCATATAACCGTTAGATTCAACTACTGTTTGATAACAATAGGATTGCCGTATGTTATAATGATATGGTATATCAATGTGAATGGGAAAGCCTGTAACTTTACTTAATCCCCTAAAATCAACATACGAATATGTTATTTTATTGATTAAATGGTTGATTTTCACTTCTCAGTGTCTGAGCAATGTTGTAAAGGGTCAAAGGACTATCTCAAGCATGACGACACATGATGCTATCTTGATAGCCCTAAGCCCTTCTAATGACCGGTTAATATAGCCGATCAATATGATACAGAATAAAGATAAATCAAGATAGTGGCTAAGCTCTTGGCCGACTAAACGGTTACCCTGATTTATTATGTTTAACTAAATCTTAAACCAACTGTATTTTCAATTGAAGTCTTTCTTAACAGATATTGTTTCCGTTTAAAGATTTCATGTACAGTTAGAGTTTTACGATTCTCACCTAAGAAATAACCAGCAATTAATTTAATGGTGTCTTCAACGTGAGATCTAGGGATTTCAAGTTCTTCAGCAATTTCTTTGATAGAATTGCCTTTTAAGAAAGATTCTGTAATCTCTCTTTGTAATGGAATAACTTTGAATGTGTTCATAATTTGAAGGATTATAGGTGATTGTGTATTTTATATAATTTACCATTATCTGAAAACACCATGAAATACATGTTGTTATCATCTAATCTTGTTTGTCCTTCAAATTTAGGGTTTTCTAACTCCATATATTGTAAAGGAGTTATAAGAATGCAATCTTCTAATTTGATATTCATTTCAATAAGGGATTAGAATGTATAATAGTTGTTAATTGAATACAAAGGAAAACTATTATGTATCAGATACGCATCGATGAAACTATGTAATATAAAGTTATGACTTTAGATAATACAATGTCACCTAATCCTACTGATTACTTTTGTTACTCGGTGTAGAGCACATAATAGTTATGTTGTAAAGCAAGGCTACAAATACAGTTAAGTCTTTGATCACATATCTGCTTGGCCGTATGTGTGACTTTTGTTGTTATTGTAGCCTTGTTAATTGGAAAGGGTCAAAGGACTACTAACTTTATCATTAAGAGTAGTGTTTGTAGCCCTAAGCCCTTTAAGTGTTTAATATTCAACGGTTATTTGATAGCAACCGTATGAATAGTAGTGTCTGACGCCTTCCATCATTACTTGTTCTTGTCTTATTGGATTAGGTATATTCTTAATAATCCAATTAGCTAACTCAAGTGCTGATTTAAAACGATATGTTATAACGTTGTCAATCTTGTTCATTATATTGAGGTATTGGTTAATACAATTGGAACAATCAACTTGCTTCGTGAATAGGATTATGTCTAATGCATAGTTATCTACTCTCTGTTCCACAAGTTGATTGTATTATTCACTAAAACTTAAAACATGACCAGTTAGTTACTTATGCTATTAATGTGTATCAATGTTGGTTAGTCACTTGTAGTGTTACTAAGCGAAATGGTGTCTCTGCTGCCTAACCAAAACGGTCAAGCAACAGAGACGAACACAATATCATACCTCAAAAGCATATTCAACGAAGATTGACTTATCTTCCTTCTGAGTATAACCAATCTCATATCGAAGATCAGCACCACACTGCAGTTGCAGTCCTGCATTACCAATGCCACGAAGCACTAAGCCGTCATCGGTCTTGCAAACTACACGAATGTAGCTATTAGCAATACCGTCAGCATTTGCTTTTGCAACGAAGTTCTGAGCTAAGCCGAACACTACAATTGCAACGGAGATTTTCTTTTCATTTGCCATTTTTTTAATTTTTAGGGATTGTGGGAAAATAACAACAAAGACGACTGATCCTAACGGGATACTTTCGCCTTGCCTCGGCACAGGGGGTGTTGATTAGGGGGTGATAAGCGGGGGCCTAAATATACAAAAAATTTATAATGGGGGGGGTTTATATATACAATAGTACTAATTATGTAACCTTTTATAGGCATAACCCGTAAAATGTGTTAAACTTATATATGAAAACTTTACAAGAAATTGCAGATTTTATCAATCCCTATTCAGCTATTATTGATCCTCATTATGATAGTAAAGGTAAACTAGATGGGGGATGGTTAATTGAGAAGGGTAGAGTGATGGGTCACATTGATCCAAGTGGTGAACAAGGTGAGGAAGGACCAGCAGGTATACCAGACTTACCAATAATAAATTTACAATATGAAATTAATAAAGGATCTGGTGTATGGGAACAAATAGAGAAAGAAAATATTAGAACCTATACTCCAATATCTGAAGAGCAGATTAATAAAATATTTAATGAGTTACATGATGATTATGAAAAGAATAAAGAGATGGTTTAATTGGTTGAGGAGTAAAAAACACTTCTCTATGCACATGTTTGATTGTTGTAATATCCCAGAAGATAGTGGTGTAACAATGAAAGACTTTGAATCCTTTTGTAAGCATGAACCAAGCACCCTTGAAGAACTAGCTTATTTTATAGTACCAAAGCAGGGTATAATTAGATTAAATACATTTGATTATAATAATCTATTATTAAGTAACGAGATTGAAAAGTTTTCAAGATTATTTGAACAATATAGCAAAGAGTATTATGAAAAAATAAATAAAACAAAATGTTAAAAATTAATATATCACAAACAGGTAAGGGGTTTTTTAGGGATAAGGATCTTTATGATACAGAGAGGGGTAGATCTTATAAGGTGTCTTTTTTAGGTATAAAGTTATTTGAAAGGACCTCTGATTATAAGTTGGATCTTAAGGATGAAGGTAGTTCTAAAGTGGGTTTCAAAAATAAGGATTAATATGGTAATCACTGCACAGAAGTTTATTAAACTTAAGTCTGGGTTTTCTAACCCAAAAGGTAGATATGAAATTAAATCAGATGCGACTTTTCTTAGACCTAGTAAAACTGTGAGTGGTGAATTAGAAAATATACTGGAGGAATATTATGAGTTCAGACGGGCAAATGATGAATGACGATAAGATAATGTCTCAGATTATACAAAGGGAAGAAGACAAAATCAAATTAAATAAGGTTAGGAAAGATAGGTTGTGGTGTCAAATTGAATTATTAAAAATGAGATTAGCCAGTCCCCTTGAATCTAGATCAGTTAAGAAAACGATCAGGGCTTGGTTAGAGTTAAAAGAGAAGCAATTAGCTTCATTATAAATATGAGTAAGAAATTAAAGTTAGATAAGCAAGGAGTAAGAGAGATATTGGATGAGGGGAGACGTATAGAAATAGAAGCAGTAAAAGAAGGTAGTCCAATAGTTAGATATGTTAACTTAAGAGAAGAAATTATTAATAAATTATTTGAATAAAAATATGGAAAATACATTTAAACCATTAGCAGGTTTGGTTCTTATTGAACCATTGAAAATAAAGTATAGGACTGTCAAGGAGACAATCGCTAAACAGTTACCTGAATCTAGTGAGGATTTGGAACAAGAAGTTGAAGTTGAGGTAGTTAAACGTAAAATTAAAATACAGCAACAATTAGCCAAAGTAGTTAGTACTGGCATATTAGATGTTGAGAAAATAGGTTTTAAAGCAGGGGATATAATTGTGTATGATATTAATATGGTACGCCCATTTGAGTTAGTTAAAGGGACTGTACTTATTGGTGCACATAACATATTAGGGTTATGGCTATAAAAGGTATAATTGATAAAAATAAAGAATATAAGCCTAAAGCTTTAGTTGATCCTAAGAAAAATAAAATTTTATTACCAAAAGTGTAACCTAATATAGACCTACCACGTAAAACCTGGTAGGTTTTTATTTGGTACTCTATCTAAATACTAACTTAGTTATCTTGTACAGCCAAAAGGTAATCATAGTATGGCTCAGAAGTCGGGTTGTAACTTCAAATAGAAAGTGAGTTGTCCCCGATAGTAACGGAAAAATTAATGATATAAGGATTTGGCCTAGTATTGGTTCATAGATGTGATAAGAACCTATTAGAAGATTGATAGAAAAGAAACTAGGATCGGCAGAAGTATACGACTAATCTCGAAATTCATTAATAAAGATTTACCTCTTTGAAGATTATTTTATTTTCAAGGGACTTTTTTATTGGGGTAAGTTAGTGTATGTATTATTAGGCAATTCTAGGTACTCATTAACCCCCTTTCCTTATAAAGGTTTTCCCCCAAAAATGCATATAACATTTAAATAAGTGGCATATTATAATATACCCAACGCATCTGTTTTTAATCAGGTGATAGAGTTAGGCGTACAATTACGCACCTCTTCCCCCTCCAGAGGAATCAACTTGGAGGGTTTTTTATCAAAAGATATTTACACTAAACTTGCATTAAATATACAAGTGGTGGATTATGAAGCTGGTACAATACAGGTTACAAGCCCTATGTTGTTTACCGGTTTATATTTATATAAGATATCAGACTTAGATAATTCTACTATAATATATGATCAAGGTATAGTAGATGTAGCTACTTCTACAACTATATATACTGGTATGCAGGGTATTACTGGCATACAGGGTACAACTGGTCCACAGGGTCCAACTGGGGGTGTACAAGGCATACAAGGGGTTCAAGGTGCTACTGGGGCAGGTATACAAGGTCGTCAGGGTACTCAGGGTGTACAAGGCATCCAAGGTATACAAGGTTCTGGTACTCAAGGTATACAGGGTATACAGGGCATGCAGTCATTACAAGGTATACAGGGGGGTCCTGGTTTACAGGGTTCTACTGGTTTACAGGGTATTCAGGGTATTCAATCATTGCAAGGTGTTCAAGGTTTGCAAGGCGATAAGGGTAGTATTGGTCTAACAGGTTCTCCTGGTATACAAGGTACTACAGGTACTAAGGGGGACTCTGGGGATACTGGGGATCAAGGTGCTCCTGGTATTCAAGGCATACAAGGTATTCAAGGCATACAAGGTACCGATGGGGATACTGGTGCTAGGGGTTTACAGGGTATACAAGGTATAAGTGTACAGGGTACTAGTGGTTCACAAGGTTTACAAGGTATTACTGGGGATGTTGGTGCTAGGGGTTTACAAGGTATACAAGGCATACAGGGTAATCAAGGTTTACAAGGTATACAAGGTTTACAAGGCTATGGGGGCGATGGGGCTCCTGGGGCTCCTGGTGCACAAGGCATACAGGGTATTGCTGGTAATGTTCAAGGTACACAAGGTATACAAGGCTTACAGGGATTTGGTGTTCAAGGCACTAGTGGTACATTAGGTCTTCAAGGTTTACAAGGTATACAGGGGTCTCGTGGTATAACTGGTTTACAGGGTATTATAGGGGACGATGGTATACAAGGTACACAAGGGTTGCAAGGTAGGCAAGGGTTGCAAGGCATACAAGGTTTACAGGGTGTACAAGGTGTGTTTGGTATACAGGGCGTTCAGGGTACTAGTGTTCAAGGTACTACTGGTACACAAGGGCGTCAAGGTACCCAAGGTATTCAGGGCATACAAGGTTTACAAGGTTTACAAGGACGACAAGGTATACAAGGGATTAGTATACAGGGTACTACAGGTTTCCAAGGTACTACTGGTACACAAGGGCGTCAGGGTACGACAGGTATACAGGGGTCACAGGGTATTCAAGGTATACAAGGTTTGCAGTGTCCGGTACAAGGTACTACTGGGATACAGGGTATGCAAGGCTTACAAGGTCGTCAGGGCTTACAAGGTATTAGTATACAAGGCATTCAGGGAATACAAGGATTACAGTGTCCTGTACAAGGTACAACTGGTATTCAAGGGATTCAAGGTTTACAAGGTATTCAAGGAATTCAAAGTATTCAAGGCTTACAAGGTTTACAAGGATATAATGCTGGTATATTAAGTTATACTAATCAAGGTAACGATAGGATTTTAACTAGTGTTAGTGCAACTGAAATAAATGCCGAAGCTAATTTAACTTTTGATGGAGCTACATTAATAGCTGGAGCTACACGCCCATTTACAGTAGATACAACTAATGGTCAAGCTTATTTTAAAGGTGTTTCAGGAGCATGGACTTTAGGATATAGGTTTTCAGACTCAGCCGGTAATCCTTGGGGAGGGTATAGCGCAATTGGCGAAACTTCGACACTAACTAATTATTATATAGGAAAATCATCCGGTGATACCTGTGCTAAATTTTTTCCAGATGGAGCGGTTGAGTTATATCATGATAATTCAAAGAAATTTGAAACTATTTCTACTGGTGCTTTTGTAACAGGTAATTTTGGCATAGGCGTTTCTCCTTCATTTAGATTTCACATTTTGCAATCTTCTGGCAATGTAAGTGGAGGAATTGTATTAACTGCTTCTGATAATGATGGATCGGCCGGTATTTTTAGGGAAGATGGATCTGTGGGGTCGCTTATACTAAGAAATCAAACTATAAATACTCTTTTTATTAAAGGAGGAAGTGTATTAATCGATGGGGGATTACACATTGGAGGCACTAGTGACGCAGGAGATAATAATTTATTAGTTGACGGGACAACTTCTTCCACTCAATATACAAGTACTATAGCAACAGGCACAGCCCCATTAGTAGTTGCATCAACAACCAAGGTTACTAAGTTATATTCAGCAAGAGCAGAACTAGCAGATACAATAACTGTTGTTGATACAACAGATGCCGAATGTTTTATTGCAATGTTTGATTCTGCAACAGGTAATATGGCAATAAAAACAGATCCAGGATTTACATATGATGCGTCTACTGGTAATTTAACAGTTACTGGTACTATTACTGCATCTAACTTTATTTTATCAGGAGTTTAATTAATTTAATATGGCAATTAGAAACGAATTAGATATTAGTTTATTGGAAGTTGTAAATGAATTAGGAGCCCCATACGGGGAACACGATGGTTCAAGTGATGTTTCTGTATTGAGTGATAGTACAGCGTCTTGGACAGTTGATGCTTTAATTGGTAAAACAATATGGAATCTTACAGATGGTTCAAATGGTGTTATTATAGATAATACTGCAACAACTATAACTAGTCGTGGATTAGCTTATAATATTTTAGGTGTAGAAGAAACATTATGTAATATTATAGGATATTCTGATTTAAGTGGTTCTCCAAATACATTAGAGTTTGAACATAATGGTATATATCTGAATTCTATTTTAGAAGTTGGTGATGAGGTTGAATTGAATGCTCCAGGTTATAATGCAAGTCCTAAAGTTATAACAGCTGTTGGTAGTTTTACTTTTCAATTTGAAGAAGCGGATGGTGGGGATCCAACTGGTGGTCAAGTTAGAGTAGCAAGTGGAGGATATCAATCTGTTTTTGAAAATGATGGAATCACATTTAGTGATGGGGATAGTCTGACTATAGGAGAAACCTCTTCCTATAATGGTACATATTCTGGTACAGTTCGTGGGATTGATTCTTCTCATTTTGCATTACCTGTAAATTATAGTTCTGATGAAACTGGGGTATATTATAATTCCGCTGTTTCATTGAGTGGTGGTACAGATAATGATTGGGATAGTGGGGATCAGTATTATATGGAAGGAGAATCAATTCCTGGTAATTTATCTTATTGTTTTGATGTTGCAGTTAATGCTAAATTTGATTCAGATTATGGTGGTGACTCGTATGCTGGTGCTGGTACAGGTTGGGATAGACTTTCTAATTTTATAAATTATAATGCATTAGTTAGTCCTCCTGCTTTTGAATTAATAGATTGGGATGGTAATTTATATACTTCTGTTACAATAGGAAGTCAAAAATGGATGGTTGAGAACTGGAAATGTACAAAAAATGGTCTCGCTATGACTATTCCAGAAAAGACTACGACTTCAGAGTGGGAAAGTCAAACTAATACTAGTACTGGGGCTAGATGTTATTATTTAAATGATAGTTCTTATAAATCAACATACGGTCTTTTATATAATTGGTATACTGTAAATCATACAATGTTTCAATTTTTACCATCCTATGTTATCAATAAAGGGTGGAGAATTCCAAGTAAAACTGACTGGGAAACATTAGTTGCAACAATAGGAGGAGATCCAGTTGGTGGATCAATGAAAGAAGCAGGCACTACACATTGGGATAGTCCAAATACAGATGCAACAAATTCTACCGGTTTTACATCTTTGCCTGGCATGGTTAGGGATTCAAGTGGTTCTTTTGTTGGAACGGGGGTTGGGGAATATGCATATTACTGGTCTAGTACAGCATATGATACCGATGACGGATATTATATGTGGAATGGATATTCTAGTAATGGTTATGTTCTTACTAATTTACCAAAAAAAATGGGAATGTCCATACGACTAGTCAAAGACGCTTAAAATAAAACAACATGACAATTTATCAAGTACCTGTAGGTAGTTACTTATCAGAGACAATAGATCTAGGAATTAAAGTACGTAGTTCTTCTCCTAGTAAAACAATTCCATTTGAGGGATTTCTAGAAAAATTAAATGAATTTCAGAAACTTACAATTCAAGTAATAGATTCTGATGCAGGTACTATTTTAGTTACAAGTGATACTTTAAAAGAAGTTGGTTTATATATACTTAGTATATATGATAATGAAACAGGTTTAGAATATCACAGTGCTGTCGTTAATGTTGAAGCAGGAGAATATATTCCTACTGGCATACAAGGGATTAAAGGAGATCGTGGTATTCAAGGATTTACTGGTATACAAGGTATACCTGGTTCTGGATCACAAGGAATACAAGGTATCACAGGTAGTCAAGGTATAGGTGGTATTGTAGGTAGTCAAGGTCTTCAGGGTAGCCAAGGATTTCAAGGGATTCAAGGTTTACAAGGCATTCAAGGTCTACAAGGAATTCAAGGTACTATTGGCATACAAGGATATACCGGAAACCAAGGTATACAAGGAAGTCAAGGATTACAAGGAAATAAAGGGGCAATTGGGAATACAGGAATGCCCGGTATACAAGGGATTCAAGGATCTCAGGGGCTTCAAGGTTTACAAGGAGTGCAAGGAATTCAAGGGATTCAAGGTGTTCAAAGCGTTCAAGGAATTCAAGGCATTCAGGGAATACAAGGCATACAAGGATTGCAGGGTATACAAGGTATACAGAGTATACAAGGATTACAAGGTATACAAGGAGATTTTGGTATACAAGGTACGCAAGGTATTCAGAGTTTACAGGGTATACAAGGATGGAGAGGAATGCAAGGAATTCAAGGTTTGCAATGTCCTGTCCAGGGAGTACAAGGTATTCAGGGTACACAAGGCGTACAAGGTATGCAAGGTGTACAAGGAAGACAAGGATTACAAGGATTGCAAGGTCTTCAAGGATATGGTGGAGATGGTGCACCTGGTCCTCCTGGAATACAGGGGATACAAGGTGTTGCTGGTAGTGTACAAGGTGTACAAGGATTGCAGGGACTACAGGGTCCTAGTATTCAAGGAGTACAGGGAATGTCTGGTAGTGTACAAGGACTACAAGGTTTACAAGGATGGATTGGTGTAACCGGAGATCCAGCTACTGTTATGGTAGATGATATTACAATAGGTATAAATGGGATTTCTGAGTTGTTTGTAAGGAATGGAGGTATATCTGATTTACAAATAAATACAGGGATAGACTCTAGTAAAATAGCAGATGGTAGTGTTAGTAATACAGAGTTTCAATATATAAGTTCTGTTACTAGTAATGTTCAAGATCAATTGAATGTTAAGGCTCCAATAAATAATCCTACTTTTACAGGAGAAGTTGCAATGACGGGGGGCTATTATGCAAGCGATGTTACATTGTGGGGATACTATCCGGACCCAAGTAATTATGGATATACGTTAACTCTAAATGAAGATTTCAGCGCTAAGACTTGGCTAGTTCGTGGAAGTACTATAATTAAGGGATATAGAACTGGGATAGAATATTGTGATTATCCTAGTGAAATGAGATTGTATATTGGCAGTAGATGGTGGGATGATACATTAAATGGAGGAGAAGGAGACTGGTCTGACGATAGACATTTTCTTGCTATAAAGACAGATGGTATATATTTTGATGATGTATTAGTTGGTTCTGGTGGGGGTGGTTCTCTGGATGGTAGTGGCACTATAGGGAGAATTCCTCATTTTAATACGGCCAGTTCTATAGCAGATACAAATATATTTTATAATACAGCAACGGGTGTTATAGGAATAGGTGTGGCAAATACTACTACTAATTTACTTAGGGTGGCTGGTGCTATATATGCAACTTCTAATATTACTGCAAATTCAGATATTAGAACTAAAAACATAATAGGTTTAATTCCTACAGTTTTACCTTTATTTGATAAAATAAATCCAATAGAATTTGAATATAAATCTCATTTAAATAAGAAATTGTTTGGTTATTCTGCACAAGAATTGTATGCTATTTATCCTCAGATATCTAATTATAATGTGGAGGATGATTCTTATGGTATAGATATGATGGGCATGTGTGCTTTGAATACCAAAGCAATTAAGGAATTAAAAGAGGAAATAGAAAAATTAAAAGGATATGATACCTAATACTGGAGTAACCACATCTAGTGCCATACTTTTAGAATTAGGATACGCTTGGAATGGTACTAAACAATTAGGGGCATTGATGAATGATTTGAATAAATATGATACAGGAGCATATCATTCTGCTAATAGTTTTAATAATTTACAAGGGTTTACTGGTGGTACAACTTATCATTTTTTAACTGTAGAAAATATAAGATTATTTAAATATTTATATGGTTTTAGGGTTGTTTTTACACTTAAAAATAATGCAACAGTTGATTCTCAAAGTGGTAGTTTAAGATATACCCTTAGTACACACGGTCTTTCGTCTGGAGAATCTCCTTTGGATAATAACGTTGATCAATCTATACATACTTGGTCTGGAATTTGCCCGTGGGAGAATAAAATGAATGGCTGGAAGGACGGTATATTAAATGTGGGTCCTATCTCCCCTAATTCAGAAGAAGAAGTATCTATTATTTTAGACGATTTGTGCCTGACAGATACCCATTGGCACGGTGTCTTTTTTCCTGTCAATACTAGGTGGTTACATTATTTTATTCAATCTATTACATTACCTTTTAATTTTTATTGGAGATGGAATAATGATCTACCTTGGAATGAAACAGTATTTACTGAATTTAATCAAGCAGGTGATTAAAATAAAGATATTATAAATGTAACCTTCTAGTCATACATATCGTATAACTCATAAAACACGATACGTATGAAGATTAAAAATAAAGATTTATATAAGTTCAGAGACGGTTTTAATGAACTATATAAGACTGAAGTTCCAGCAGAATGTTCATTATTGATAATTAAAAATCAGAGATTAATTGCTACGGCAATAGAAGATCTTGAAAAGATAATTAAACCTACCGATGCCTTTTTAAAAGAGTATCAAAGTAAGGTAGAGGATATTGCAAAAAAGTATTGTATAAAAAATGAAAAAGGAATTCCTATTCCTAAACAACTTCCAAGTGGTGGATCTATATATGAATTTACAGATAAAGATAGAGTTACATTTGAATTAGAAGTTAAAGAGTTAGAAAACAAAGAAGAACTAAAATCATTAATTGAAGATCGTAAATTACAAGTAGAAAAATATAATACGTTACTAGAATTAGATATAGATATAGATTTATATAGGATAGCAAAAAAATTGCTTCCTGGATTAATATCTCCTTATCAATTGGATCTAATTTATGAATTAATAGATGAATAATTTATGTAAATTTATAGTGGGGGCCGGTGGTACGTTGACCCCTCTTTTAGTTTCAAGTAGTGACCTAAAAGGTCCTGGTTTGATGAATCCGTCCATATATAAAGATGGAGATGATATATTTGTTAATTTGAGAAATATAAATTATGTTTTATATCATAGTGAGGTTGACCAGAAATTTAACAATAGATGGGGTCCTCTAGTATACATGAATCCAGAAAATGATATAACATTAACTACATATAATATTATATGTAAACTTGACTCTAATCTAGCAATAGATAATTATAATCATGTAGATACCAGCAAACTAGACGTTAGACCATTGTGGGAATTTATTGGTTTAGAAGATGCTAGATTGTTTAAGTGGAATGATAAAATGTATCTTTGTGGAGTTAGACGTGATACTACAACTAATGGAGAGGGTAGGATGGAATTATCTGAAATAGAAATCAAAGATACAGAAATTAAAGAAATAAGTAGAGTCAGAATACAACCACCTTTTGCTGGTTCATATTGTGAAAAGAATTGGATGCCAGTATTGGATTTACCATATCATTTTGTGAAATGGACTAATTTAACTGAAGTAGTTAAAGTAAATCCAGAAACTGGGGTAAGTGAACAAGTTTATTTATCAACCAGTCTTATACCAGATATGCCAGATTTTAGAGGTGGTTCACAGGTAATTCCTTGGAAAGATTATAGAATATGTGTGGTTCATCAAGTTAACTTATATAATAATGTACTTGGTCAGAAAGATGGTAAATATAGACATCGATTTATTGTTTGGGATAAAGAGTGGAATATAGTTGGTATATCAGATCCTTTTTCTTTTTTAGGTGCACAAATAGAATTTGCTTGTGGTATAGCGTTAGATAAAGAAGATTTACTTATTAGTTTTGGATTTCAGGATAATGCCTCTTTTGTATTAAGAATTCCTGAAAGTATAGTAGAAAAGACAATTAATTATAAACACGTCAATATAGATCAGTATGTATAATGGACACAAGATAGTTGATTACTTTCCTTTTTTTGGACCAACAGGAAAGGAATTATTAGAATTAAGAATCAATATGTTAAAGGATTATGTTGATGAATTTGTAATATCAGAATCCAATAGAACTCATAGTGGTTCTCCGATTAAGTATGAATTAAAAGAAACTATAGAAAAATTAGGTTTACCAATTGAAAAAATAAAAATTATAGAATTAGATATTCCAGATAATGAAGATCTAGTTATAGAAAAAATTGATCATTTAAATTGTTCTTTTGATTATAAAGAAAGTGATAATCAAACAAATTTAAAATCTCTTCGTGCACGAGTTATAGAGCGTATGCAGAAGGATGCTTTACTAAAAGTACTAAATGATTATGATGACAAAACAATATTCATACATAGTGATTCAGACGAAATTATAAGACCCAATTCAATAGAGTTTATAGTAAACACAGTAATTGCAAATCCAAACGTATTAATAAAAATACCTTTAGTTTTATTAGACGGAAGAGCTGATTTAAGAAGATATGTAAAAAGTACAGATAAGCCAACCCCTTGGAATGGTGGAATGTTTGTATGTATTAAAGATCATTTAAAAAACAATACTCCTACTGAATTAAGAAGTTGCAATAATTCTAAATATCAAGTTACATATATTACTCATAATAATGAAACCATAGAAGATATGGGTTGGCATTTTTCTTGGATGGGCAACAATGACCTAAGACAAATAAAGAGAAAAGCAATGTCTCACCACGATGATTTCTTTCCTACTACAATTTTTAATGCTAAATATAGTAGTGATGAGGCCAATGATTTTTTTGATAATTATATTATTTCTGAGGGAAACATTTCATCTTCTGGAGAAAAAGATAGTGTATTAAAGAAATATCCTTTAGAAAACTTACCAAAAGAAGTGTTTACTTTATCTAGAGTTTTGCCTTTTTTATTACCAGGATTGGATAAATCTGAGATATTAAAATCGGTTTATTTAAATAGATGTTCGGTTCATGGAGAAATAAATGAACACTTATCAACTTTATCTGAATTAGCATCTTCTTGTAAACATGTTACAGAAATGGGTGTAAATACAGGTAATAGTACTCTTGCTTTCTTAAACTCAGATGTAATTCTTAGATCTTATGATTTGTATATAAATGATAATGTATCACGATTTTTTGATATAGCTAAGCAGGAAAATAAAGATGTTAAATATATTCAAGGGGATACTAGGATAATAAATATAGAAAAAACAGATTTATTGTTTATAGACACTCTACATACTTACGATCAATTAAAAATAGAATTAAATAGACATTGTAATAAAGTAAAGAAATATATTGTTTTTCATGATACTCAAACCTTTGGTACAATAGGAGAAGATGGTGGTATTGGTTTATTGCCAGCCGTATTAGAGTTTGTGATAGAACATCCAGAATGGGCATTTAAGAAACATTATATCAATAATAATGGTCTTACTATATTACAACGGGTTCGTGATTATGTAGCTATAGATAAGAGTGATTTATCAAAGACTTTAGATAAATATGTGAATAATGAGAGCGACCCTAATATTAATTTTGAATTAGGGGAAGAGTATGAAAAGGAAGGACACTATGCTCCTGCACTATCTTTCTACTTAAGAGCAGCCGAATATAGCGATAGTCCATCTTTTCAATATAATGCTTTACTTAGTGTTGCTAAATGTATAAATGAACTTGGTAATAGAAATCATCATTTAAAAGGAGTTTATTTAAGGGCCATTTCATTATTGCCAGATAGACCAGATGCATATTTGTATTTGGCCAAATTATATGAAAGCACCAAAGAATGGATAGAATGTTACAATATTGCTAAAATAGGTGTGTATTTTTGTAATGATGAAAGTAACAAAATCAATAAAGATTCGTTTAAAGAAGTGTTATCAAATTCATCCTATCACATAGGGTTATATAAAGAATCTAATTTATTAAAAAATGCAAACTAATAAGAAAGAGATAGAAGAACATGTCTGTTATGATCATTTAATTGAAGTAGAACATCCATATTATATATGTTCTATATGTGGTAAAGATGTTGTTTTAAAAGGATATGGCAAAGGATAATATGAATAGAAAAGAAATTTATAGTAGTAAAACCTACGAGATATATTTAAACTTAGTTAACAAACACATTAATGGGAAGAAAAAAGAAAATAGTAGAAGAGTTGTTTGCTCCTGAGGTAAAACCAGAAGTTAAACCTGACTTTAAAGAATATAAATACGCTACACTTGTACAGGACTGTAGTCGGTGTGGACATAGACAAATAATGGAATTAGGTATAGAAGGTGGTATACAAGTACTCCTACCTACTACAGATAAACACCATCTTATATTCGAATGTGAGAAGTGTAAGACTGTCATTATGTGGCATTACATTGAAGCATTCGAACCAGGACCTAGAGTTAAACAAGAAAAACAAAATGAATCAATACGAGAAGAAAATAAAGAAGAACAAACTGTATAAGGAATTTGCTGACTTACTTAATGGTAAGTTACAACTCTCTCATAGAGAATTAGAATTATTAACCTTTCTTATAAAGATTAATTCTGAATGGCAACCTAGGATAGAAGGCGAAGAGAAGAATCTTCTTTCTACTGATAATCGTAGACTTGTAATGAAAGAGACTATGATTAATAAGTCTAATCTATCTAAGTATATTAATGTACTTAAGGATAAAGGTATTGTTACACATGATGGTAAACAGTTCTATTTGAATCCAATGTTAGTACCTATTGTGGGTATACCTACAAAAGAGGAATGGAATAAAATGTATGTTTCCTTAAAGAACAATTCTGTTAATGTTATGTTTAATCTTGTAATTGAAGAATAATGGAAACTATTGCATATGGTTATCGTGCTACTGAACGTACAAAGGAATGGATTAAAAGTGAGATAATTAAATATTTTAATGGGAATTTTGAATCTTATTATGATGAATTAATAATTAATGAATTGAAGAATAATGGATATTAAGCAAAACAATAAACTAAGTAATAATAACTGGTCTAGAACAGAAGGTAATAAAAAGTATAGTTGGGATGTTCCTACTCTTATTCAATTTGCAAAAGAAGAGAATTATAAACCATTTGATTTAAATTTAGATTGTATTGATATATCTGGTAGTTATGGATTTGATACATATCGAGATTTCTTGAAATATGTTAAGAGGATAAATGAAGTTGATTTTAAATATCCTATTTTAATAGATGATTTAGGTACAATATGTGATGGTTGGCATAGAGTTGCTAAAGCAATTATATCTGGTAAGAAGACTATAAAGGCAATAAGACTTAATGAAATGCCTGCTGCATCAAGTGTAGAAGATATATAATTATGGATAAGAAACTTGTTGAAGAATATAAAATTAAATCTATGAGTATAGAAGAATTAAGAGATTTATATTTAGGTTCTAAAAAATATAAAGAATCTTTAGAAAAGGTAATAGATGATTTGGTTCCACCCATTGTTGAATCTTCTGAGAAATATGAATGGGATATAATGAAATATTATACTCCTGATTTGTCGGAGTTTCATGTTGGGTTTGAATATGAAAGAATGAATGGAGATAAATGGGAAGAATCAGAATTAGGTGGAGTAGATTGTTTTTCTTCTTTAAATAATAGAGATGAAGAAAATGAATTTGAAGAAATAGTTAAAGGACTTAGAGATGCTAGAGTTAAATATCTTGATAGGGAAGATATAGAATCATTAGGGTTTAATAAATATTTAGGACATTCAGATATAACTAAAAATACTACATGGCAAGGAAGTATAAACAATATAGATTTACAATTTACTTTATCTGATGATGGTATTTCTTTAATAGAATATCAAGATTGGGAAGAAGAAGATATGTTTACTTTATTTAAAGGTAAAATTAAAAATCGTTCTGAGTTGAAAGTATTACTAAAACAATTAGATATAGAATAATGTTATACATTAAACAAATAGAAGAAGAAGTGGAGGCTCTTGCAACTCCTATAAATAAATGGTTACATATAGGACAAGTTGTAGACTATATTGTAGAAAAATGCAATATGAATGGTATAGAAATACAATATGATAAACATTCTTATTGTACAGAATGCTACACTAAACCAATCTTAGTCAAGAGAGAAGATCACGGTGGAATGGCAGGTAGTTGGCGTGATTATTATAAGTTACAATGTCCAGGATGTAAGAAAGAAACTACTGAATTTGATGACTGGACTAAGGATTATATGAAGAGTTTAATAATTGCATGGAATAGAGTTAACTCATAAAAATGGATACGTGGAAAAAATTAGAAGAATCTCTTAGAAAAGAGATTGAAGATACAGGTGGTAGTAGAATAGTTAGAGAAGATGGTTTTGTTGAATATAGAACTATATCTAAAGAAGGTCAACTTGGAGATTTTGCTACTGAATGGTGGGATGAAAAAGATTGGGAAGAACATAGAAAATGTATAAAAGACTTAGAGAAAAGAAAGGTATACGGCAAACCTTTTATTTTTACTTTGATATTAAAAGAATTTCCAGAATTTGATTATCCTAATTTATCTTTAAGAAAAGATTTAGAATCTTATAAAATGGAATTTATTGATTATAGTAAAAATGAATCTAGTACAGGACGAGATATTAAAGGAATTATCTAAGAAATTTAATAAAGATATAAGACATATCAAGACAGTTGCTTATTATCCTATTAGATTTGCTAAAGAGATTATAGAGAATACTCTAGATGATAGACCTATTAGGATAAGACACTTTGGTGTATTTACACAAAAGTATATCTCTGATAAGGATTTAATTATGTCTGTTCGTGTTAAACATCTATTAAACAATATAGAGAATGTGGCTATAATGATGGCTACTACAATGGATTTTATCATACCTAAGATATCATCTGCTAAGAGAATTATAGAAGATATTGTTAAAACAAAGGACTATGAAAAGCTTAATTTGATATGGGAAGAATGGAAACTGTATAATAAGTAATACTATAATTACTACAAAATCTGTAACTGCATATAACTAGCCTCGTTAAATCTATTAACGGGGTTTTTAATTTAATAGAAAAGATGAAGATTTTTGATATAGAGAACGGAAGAATAATATTAAAGGCATCATCTTTAGCCATACCAGAGTTCAAAATGATATGGACTAGAGATTTAGATCCAGATAAACCTAGGGCTTATAGTGAATTATCATATATAACATTCTTATGTGATGCTTCATTAGATAATCCTTATAGGAATTATACTGAGGATGATAGAATTAGAGTGTTAAAGAAAGACTTCTTTAGCAATGAAGAATACGAAGTAGACGAATTAATTCAAGAAGCAATAGATAAATATAAACAATTACAGGAAACTGTAGCTGTTAGATTGCTTAGATCTGCTAAAAGTGCTGCAGATAAAATGTCTCAATACTTTGACAAGGTTAATTTTGAGGATACAGATAAGTTTGGCAAACCAATGTATTCAGCTAAAGATCTAGCTAGTAATTTAAAAGAAATAGGTAATATAGTTAAGAGTCTTAAAACATTAGAAGATTTGGTTAAAATGGAACAGATTGGTACTGCTAAAATTAGAGGTGGTTCTGATATAGGTGATTATGAAGTACCTGATATTAATACCAATTACGGGGAATAAGTATGTATGAAGTTGTTGTAAAAAGAATAGATGATTCTAGTAAATTTAGACAGGCTGCGTTAAGATTTGAGAAATTAAATTATTATACGGCTGCTCCTAGAGGTACTACAGAATATAAGAAGTTCTGGGATGAAGAATTATCTAGATGTATAAAGGGATATACTGCTCCAGATGGTGACTCTATATCTGGTTATCACTATTTCTACTTAAACTATAGCAGGATCATGGTTGCTAAAGAGAAGGAGATAATAGATAGACGTGGTCAGAAAAGGAAAACAATGGATAGGTTTGAAGCCTTTCCTGATTTCTATGACTATGATTGGGCATATTTTAATGCAGTGGAAGAAGCAGAAATACAACAGAAACATATAGTTGTATTAAAGAAAAGGGATGCAGGATATAGTTTTAAAGGAGCAAGTATGCTTTGTAGAAACTTTTTTTGTATACCTGGTTCTAGATCTATTGCTATTGCTTCAGAGATGGAGTTCTTAACTAAGGATGGTGTATTGTCTAAAGCATGGGATATGATGTCCTTTATGGATAGACATACTGCATTTGGTAAGAAAAGACAGAAGATAGATAGGGCTACACATAAGCGTGCATCCTTTATATATGAAGATCCTGATACTGGAATCAAGATTGAGAGTGGTTGGGGATCTGAAATAATGGGGGTTAGTTTAAAAAATGATCCTCAAAAGGCTAGAGGTAAAAGAGCTAAACTTATATTATGGGAAGAATCAGGTAAGTTTCCTGGATTAACACAAGCTTGGGGTATAGCATTAAACTCAGTATCTAGAGGTAGTAATACTTTTGGTTTAATGGTTGCATATGGTACAGGTGGTACTGAGGGTGCTAACTATAAAGGATTGAAAGATCTATTCTATGAACCTAATGTATATAATGCATTAGAAATAAAGAACGTTTGGGATGAAGGAGTATCTCATAAAGCATGTGGATTCTTTGTTCCTTGGTATTATAATCTAGCTGGTGATGATGAAGAGGGTATACCATTCATGGATGAACATGGTAACTCCGATGTAAGTAGAGCAATTAAATGGTCTATTAGACGTAGGGAAGAAGTAGCAGAAGCTAGTGATAGGAATACTATAGATATGTATATAGCTGAACGTCCTTTCACACCAGAAGAAGCCACATTACAATTAAGTGGAAACATATTTCCTAAGAAAGATCTTATTAGGCATCTAGCTGAGATAAGAAACAATATTAAATTATCAGGATTTAAACAAGTAGGTGAGTTATTCTTTGATACAGATGGTGGTATATCATGGATGCCGGCTAAAGTTAAGAATGATTTAACTACTTATAGACTTAGTCCTAAAGACGATCCAGCAGGTTCTGTAGTAATATGGGAACATCCTGTTGAGAATATACCAACGGGTTTATATATAATGGGGGTTGACCCGTATGATCATGACTCATCTAATACAGGTTCGTTAGGATCTTGTTTTGTATATAAACGTTTTCAGAATTTTGAGTCATATTATGACTTACCTGTAGCTGAATACACAGGGAGACCAGAGACAGCAGAAGAGTTTTATGAGATAGTTAGACTATTAGCATTATACTATAAGGCTAGAGTACTATATGAAAATGAAAAGAAAGGGTTATTCTCCTACTTTTCTCATAAACATTGTGAACATTTACTTGCTGATCAACCAGATATAATAAAAGATGTTATACAGAACACTGGTGTTACAAGAGGTAAAGGTATTCATATGCCAAAAGAGATTAAAGCTTGGGGTGAAAGACTAATCAAGACATGGCTTTTAGAAGAATACTCACCTGGTAAAAAGAATTTAACTAAGATATTTTCGGAACCATTGTTAGAAGAACTAATAGGATATAATACAGAAGGCAACTTTGATAGGGTTATGGCTTTTATGTTAGTTATGATAATGAAAGAAGAACTATATCACAACATAGTAAAAGAAAAGAAGAGTATAGATAAAAGAAAATTGTTTGAAGTTCCATTGTTTATGCAAAATGTAAATGGAAAACTCAATTTTAATGAAGACACACGTTTTAAATTATTTAAATAAATGAACGATAGCGAATTACATAAGAGTACACAACCTTTACAAAAGGTTCCTGCTTCTAAGAAGACTAAGGAATGGAAGGAAAGGAGTCTAGATTGGGTTATATCCAAGTCTGGCACAACTGGTAATGCAGGTAGAAAAGAGAAGATCAAACTATTTTATGATCTTTATAATAGCGTATTTGATCTAGATGATATCAAATACGTTACAAACCCATTCAATGTAGAGGATGGTTTTCCTGCATCTCCACAAGAGTTTAATATTATTAAGCCTAAGATTGATTTGCTTTTAGGTGAATCAACAAAGAGACCTTTTAATATTAGGGTAATACAAACCAATGATGAGGCTACAAACCAAGTTCAGAATAAAGCCAAAGAGTTATTATCTCAATATATTATGCAATCATTAGGTATTGATCCTAATGCTGATCCTCAAGGACAAGATCAAATGTCACTTGAACAGATTCAGGAATATATGAGTAAAACATATAAGACTACTGTAGAGGAAATAGCCCTTCATTCTATGAACTACTTGAAAGAGAAACTACAAGTTCCTCATGAGTTCTTTAAAGGGTTTAGAGATGCTCTAATATGTGGTGAAGAGATCTATTATAAAGGGATTATAAATGGAGAACCTTATATAGAAAGAGTTAATCCTATAGAAGTAGACTATGATAGGGACAATAATACAGAGTTTATTGAGAATGGAGACTGGGCATTAAGGACAACTAAGATGACTATATCTTCTATTTATGATAAATTCTTTGATTTACTTGAACCATCTGACTTAGATAAACTTATAGATATGATGAATGGTAGTCCTACCGTATCTAATCAGAGAGCAGATCAAGTAAATAGTGATAGTGTAATGTTTAAGGAAAAGATTTCTGATACATTTATAAGTGGAATGGATGAAGAATCCAATACTTTCATGTTAGATGTATATCACGGTGTATGGAAATCATATAAGAAAGTATACTTCTTAACATATCAAGATGAGAACGGTGAAGAACAAACAGACTATGTTGATGAAACATATAAGGTTAGTCCAGGAGAAAAGGTTGTATCAGAGTGGGTTATAGAAATATGGGAAGGATATAAAGCAGGAGAGGACTTCTATTTTGGTATTAAACCTTTAGAGTACCAGAACATATCTATAAATAATCCTAATGCAAACAAACTATGTTATGGTGGAGCCATATATGGGCATGTTACATCTAACTCCAAGTCACTAGTAGGTCTAATGAAACCATTACAATATATGTATATTATCATATGGTATCGTTTGGAATTAGCATTAGCTAGGGATAAGGGTAAGATTATAACTATGGATATTACTCAGATACCCAAATCTATGGGTGTTGATGTAAATAAATGGTTACATTACTTAACATCAGTAGGTGTAAACTTCATTAATCCATATGATGATGGTTGGGATGTACCTGGTAGAGAGGGCGGTAAAGCTTCCCAATTTAATCAGTTCTCACAACAGGATTTAACAATGGCGAATGTTCTAGCCGGATATATAGACTTGTTAAGTAAGATTGAGGAAATGATAGGTGAACTGTCTGGTGTATCTAGGCAGAGACAGGGGCAAGTACAAAGTAATGAATTAGTGGGTAATGTAGAAAGAACTATAGTTCAATCTTCTCATATTACTGAACCCATATTCTGGATGCATAATATGGTTATGAAGAATCAGTTTACTGATCTACTTAACATAAGCAAACATGCTTGGTCTGGTGGTAGTAAAACTATTCACTATATATTCAATGATACACAACGTATATTCCTAGAAGTAACAGATGATTTTGCAAATGCAGATATGGATGTGTTCTTAAGTGATTCAACTAGAGAGATTTCCAATATTGATAAACTGCAAAGTTTATTACAACCTGCAATGCAGAATGGTGCTACATTACTGGATATGGCTGAGATATTATCTTCTGATAATTTGACTGAGATTAAAACTAAGTTAAATGAAATAGAAGCAAATAGAGCTAAGATGCAGCAAGCAGCACAGGAAAAAGAAATGCAAGTAGAGCAATTCAAGAATGAGTTAATGATGGAAGAACTTAGATTCAAGGAAGATGATTCTATTCGTAAGTCTGAAACAGCAATTGAAGTTGCATATATACAAGCAGAGAGTAAACAGAATGAAGGTGGTGAAACAAGTGAACCTGAGGATAATTCCTTAGAGTATGAAAAGTTATCTCTGCAAAGAGATAAGGCTCGCAGAGATGCAGATATAAAAGCTAGACAAGTTGAAGAAAGTATTCGTAAGAATAAAGCAACTGAGGCTATGAAGAAAGAGGAGATAGAAATTAAACGGAAGGTTGCGAATAAACCAACCCCCAGTAAAACAAAATAATTATGGCAGTAAATAAAGAAGAAGTAGATGTACTAGATGGTTTTTCTAGTATCATTACAGGAAAGAATATGTTAGAAGGAATGGATAATGCAGATATCAATATTCCTTTTGTAGAACCAGATGAGATACCAACAGATGAAGATATGTCTGTTGAAGAAACTACAGACGAAGTAGAAGAAGTAGAAACTATAGAACCTGAAGATGAGGTTGAGGAAATAATTAAACAGAATAGGTCTAGAGTTGAAAAGAAACCAGAGAATGCAGAAAGTACTGATACTGATGATGATCCTGAGACTGAAGAAATGATTAGTCAGTTACTTCAGGAACGACTAGCTTCTTCTTTAAACTATGAGTTTGGTGAAGATGAAAAGTTTGGTACAGTAAAAGAGGTGGTTGACTTTCTAGAGAATCTAGTAAGTGAAGCCTCTACTCCTAGTTATGCAAACGAAGAGGTTGCTAAACTAGATGAGTTTGTTAAAGATGGTGGTAATCTAAAGGATTATTTCGATAGGATGTATGAAAGGGATTTTGATATAAACAATGTTGATTTATCAGATCCTTCTGATCAGAAGAGAGTTATTAGAGAAGCTCTTAAGGAACAAGGAGTAAAAGAAGATATCATATCTAAAAGAATTGAGAGATATGAAAACAACGAGGTTCTTGATGAAGAAGCAATAGAAGCACAGGACTTTCTATTAGAGAATAAAACTGTAAAAGAACAAAAGCTATTGAAGGCACAGAAAGAACAAGCAACTCAATTGAGAGAAAGACAACGTGATTTTGTCAGTAGCGTAGAACAGACTATAGACAAAATGACAGACGTTTTCGGAACAAAGCTAACAGCAAAAGAAAAAATGGAGTTAAAACCTTATATATTAAGACCAACTCCAGATGGAATGACTAAGTATCAAAAAGAATATATGGACAAAGATCGATATATTAATAATTTGATAACTTCAGCTTACCTCACCATGAAAGGTGAAACTTTTGTGAAAAGAGTAAAAGAACAAGCTACTTCAGATACATATAAAAATATTCAAAAGAAGTTACGAGATAAAAAAGATACAAAGATTTCAGGATCTGGTAATCAAACATCAAATAGTAATAATTTGGATTTAGGTACTCTAGGTAGATTTATAACTAGATTAAAATAATAATTTAAATTTTTAAAACATGGCAATGGAAAACAATATGCTCAATAGTTTACAACTTTATCGCACAAAATATTTTAGCGGACTTGTAGACGAGAATATGCTTTCAACTGCTTTAGTAACAAAACCTCATATCATATCTCCTGTTATTTCTTACCTTTTTGGTAGGTTCGATCAGGGCAATGTGATTGATGCTATTACTAATGGTGTCGGCAGAACAGAAACTGTTGAAAATCGTTGGTACGAGTGGGATGTTATGATAGAGCATGATAAAGCAATTCCAATCAAAGCTGCTTTATGGCAAGGTGCTTCTATCGCAAGTACGGACGTACCTGGGATTAATCTTTCTCCTATAACCTTACGGTTAGGTGAAAAATGGTTTGGACCTGGCGCCATTTTAGAGTTTGACGATAATGAATATCAGGTAAGGATTGTTGGTGAGCCGTATCAAGATGGTGCTGATTGGGTATACACAGTTGTGTGTGCTGACGGTCAGGTCGAGTCTTATATACCGCCTACTCTCTTAGCTGCTGGTAAACAAGTAAGTAGAGCAGGAAGTGCATACGAAGAATATAGTGAAGAAGCTGATATCTTTAATTATCAGACTCCTTTCAAACTTCGTAATCAACTTACTACAATGCGTGCTTCATATGACATCACGGGTGATGCTTATTCATCTGTAATGGTTATCTCTCTGCGTGATCCTATTTCCAAGAAACAGACTAATTATTGGTCTTCTTATCAGGAATGGGTAGCTATGAGACAGTGGTACGAAAGAATTGACTATCAAACAGTGTATTCGAAATACAATGCAGCTGCTGATGGTACTGTATCTTTAGCAGGGACTAATGGTCGCCCAGTTTATATCGGTGCTGGTTTGCTTCAGCAGATTGCACCCGCAAACAAAAAACCATATACAACTTTAACTTTGGATCTTCTTGATTCATTCTTATCTGATCTGTCTTACAACATTCTTGGTAATGGCGAACGTAAGTTTGTAGCCCTTACTGGTGAAATGGGTATGAGGGAATTCGATAGAGTAATCAGGGCTAAAGCCACGGGTTACAGTGTTGTAGATACTCACTTTGTATCTGGTAGTGGTCAGAACTTGGTGTTAGGTGGACAGTTCACAACCTATAGGGGACTTAATGGGCACGAGATTACCCTTAAGCATCTTCCTTTGTTTGATAATCCAATCCATCACAGGAAGTTACATCCAGTTTCTGGTAAACCTCTTGAGTCTTACAAAATGCTCTTTATTGATTATGGTATGCGTGATGGCGAAAGCAATCTGCGTAAGATAGTTCGTAAAGATCGTGAGATGGTCATGTGGTATACAGGTGGATCTGTTGCTCCAGGAGCAGGACACGCTAAGTCAATTAACACTTTGCGTTCTAATGCAAAAGATGGATACTCAGTTCACTTCTTATCAGAACAGGGAATTATGGTAGCTGATCCTACTACATCAGGTATGTTGTATTGTGATGCTGAATAATTCATAATAGAATAAGGTTTGAAGGGGAGCCTTATAAATCCCCTTTATTTTTTTAAACCGTTAATTAAAAGCGAGTAAAAATGAGAGTAATATTAAGGCCCTTGGGATCAGATCCTTGGAGTGGCGTAAAAAAATATAGAGGGTGTCATGATGACATTGGTACATATCTAACAAGAACAGGTAGACTTTATACAGGTCTTACAGAAGAAGATGAAGAAAGATTAGGGAGAAAATTGAATTTGGATTTACGTTCAGGTTCTGATTTTTGGAAAGAGAATAGATTTTATATTAGGACTGGTGCTAGAGATATATATTTCGATACAGAAGATCCTATGGATGAATTAAGAGTTCTATTTCTTAAGTCCCATAAAAGAGTTAAGACTTCATTACTAGAAAAAAAGGCTGGTGCAGATTTTGTTTTGATTAATAAAGATGAAGAAGCTAAAGTAAGTAATGTATATAATAAGGCTAAACGTGAAGCCTTCAGGGCATTTGACGAATTATCTCCTACAGAAATACGTAAAGTATTAAGACTTTATGGTGAGAATGCAGATGATATGTCAGCAGAAGTTGCAGAAGAAAGATTGTTTTCATTCGTGGAAGCAGATCCTTCAAGATTCATTCTTAAATGGATTAACAATGCATCACGTGAAACAGAAGTTCTTTTAGAAAGAGCAATCGGTAGAAACATAATTAGGAAAGGTTCAAACCTTTATAAATTTGGAACCGAAGTTATTGGAAGATCTAAAGAGGAAGCAATTAACTTTCTCGATAATCCCAAGAATCAAGATATCAAAAGGTCAATCATAGTTCAGATGGATGCTAAAGATTATATTGATAATAGGGAATATAAATCTGAAAAGACAAATATAGAAAAGATACTAGATGCTGAACCCGAAAGGATTAAGAAATCTAGAGTTAAATCAGAAGATACTAATACTGAAGAGTAATGAATAGTACAACAATGCATATTAGTTTTAAACTTGAATGTGATAAATCATATGGTTTAGAGTTACCTTCATTTGAAAGGGAAGAAATAGACTATTGGCTCAATCAAGGAACTAGGAGCTTTGTTAAAACTAGATATTCTGGTTTAAATTTAAAGAAAGAAAGTTTTGAAGAAAGTCAAAAACGTATAGATGATTTAAGAACTTTGGTTGTCGAAGATCAACGTACTGTTACAGAGACTGCTGGTACTGGTGATTACAAACCTAATTCATGGACGGCTACATTGCCAAATGATTATTGGTTTGCATTAGGGGAAGAAGTTGATATAAGGTATAATGATATAAGAACACCATCGGCTAATACAGATAAAAGACAAGGAGTTACAGAAGCTACAGTTAATACTTATAGAGCTTTAATAGATAATCCTTATTCAGAACATAGGCTTCATTACGAAGAAGCCAAACCCATTAGGTTATTCCTAGGTAATACTGTTGAATTGATTACAGATGGTAACTATGATATACTTTATTATTATTTAAGGTATTTGAAGAGTCCTGCTGTAATTGTATATGGGAGTGTAGATTGTGATCTACCTGAACATACACACGATGAGATAGTGAAGACAGCTGTTAGAATGGCTCTAGAAAATATAGAACAACCTAGATACGGTTCCTTTGCACAAGAAGTTAGTGTAATGGAATAATTAATTAATCATTAAAATTTAAAAAAAATGATGCAGAGAACAACTAAATTATTAATCGGTAAGGATATTGACCGGGATGCACAGGTTGTAGCAGGAGCCTCTATGGCAACTATTATAGCTAGCGGAGCAATGCAGGACGGTGAAGTTGTGGTTCTTGATAAGAATAAAAATGTATTAGCAGCTGGTGCAACAGTCACCGACTCTGATATAATTTATATTGCTCAAGGAACCGGAACTACTTATTCTTATACGAATGAGGCTGGTACTTTAACTAGTACTAACCGCAAACTGATTTTCTCAGATCCTATTCAAGGATCTAAGGTTAAATCTTATAAAGGAGAATCATATAATGCACCTGTACAACAGGTTGATACATGGACTCCTGGAACTTTTGTTGCTGGTACAGAATATGTAATTAGGATTATATATAAAGACATGGTGGAACACCCAGGTCAATTTACTCAAACCTATCGTCATATTGCAACTACAGCAGTTACAAAAACCGAACTTGATCTTATGACTCCAGCATTTAATGCTCATACTGGTCGTAGGGTTACTTTTGCTGATAATGATACAGCAATGACATTTACAGCACTTGCCGTTCCAGAAGGAACCACGGCTCTTACTGATATTGATTCATACAAACTTGTATCTTTTGATGTAGTAGTATATTCAGTAAATGCAACCACTGGTGTACATTCAGAATTTGGTAGTGTAGCTAAAACTTTAGCAGGAAATAAAGGTTCAGGTTATTGGGCAGATGTTAGAGATATTGAAAAATCCATTCTTGGATATAGAGGTGTTACTAACTTTACTCATTGGCCTATTATAACTCCTGATTTTCAGGCAGTTAAAGACGCTAGATATGATATTATAGTCATTGAAAGTGATAAATCTTATTTGTCTCCAGATAATCAGTATGTTAAAGATGCTCCTTTAACAACTATTATAGCTTTATGTGATGGTGCTTTACAGACCAATAATATCCTGGGTCAGTTGAATCCGTGGATGGCTTCTGTTAATCAAACTGCTATTAATTTATAATTTATAAAAGGAGGAAATAAATATGTCTTTAACAGTTAAATACTTAAAAAAATATGTTGCTAAAGCATCTCTTAGTCTGAGTGCTTATAGAACAATCGACTCTGCTTATACTTTTGATGCAGCAGATATTAGTGAAGCATTAGATCAAATAACCATTTCAAATCATCCTTATGAAACAGGTGATTTAGTAAGTCCTGTACTTACAGCAGCTACTGGTGTTACAGCCACTGCTCCAGCTATTGGCACTGCATATTATGTCATTTATGTAGATAAAGATACAATTTCTTTGGCTACTAATTTGGCAAATGCAAAAGCCGGTACTGTAACAGCTTTAACAGCAGGAGGCGCCGTAGATGTATATCTTCAGAGAAATTGCTTTGGTGCAATTGGAACAGGATTAGTAGTACCTACTGGTGCTATCGTTACTAGTGTTTATGTGGATGTAACAACTACACTTAAATCTTGGGATGGTGCATGGGGTGCTGGTAATGAAGATGCAGGTACAGTAGCAATTAGTTTGTTAGGAGCTAATGATGTTATTAGTGCAATTGCAATTTCTGATGGTACAAAGGTATGGGATGCAGGTCTTCATGGTTCAATTCTTGGGTCTCCTGTATTGGGCGCAGATGCTGCTCACGATACAGCTGTAGAAGTTGCCGCATTAAATGCTGCAGCTTTCTTGAAGATGACTTCAGATGCAGAACTTACTGTAACTATTGCCGTTGACCCAATAAGTCAAGGTGCAATGGATATCTACGTTGAATATTTCTTATAATAGTAATTTTTAACATAATTTTAAAATTAGGGCGGGTTGCATAAGCCCGCCTTTTTTATTTAAATTGAAACTTTATATTTATATCATCGTATATAAATATATATAAAAAAATATAAAATGGCAGCATTATCAAGTTTAGCCTTATCTTTTGTAGAAGCCAATGACAATAAATCATTGGTTATAACAGATATAACAGGTATAGATGGATCAACAGATTGGGAAACAAGTGATATAAATATAGCAGACGTAGATGGGGTTACATATACGTTAGAAATGGATATTAGTATTACTACATCAGATGGTACCGTTGTAACATATGATACTATAGATTTAGAAGATGAGTTCGGTGATTTTACAACAGCCGATGACCTAGTATTTACTATAGATTGTTCCTTATTAAAAGTAGATGGTACAGCAATTGGTTCCTCAACAGATGAATTACCAGATGGTATATGGGAAGTTAAATATAGCCTTATAACACTACCTTCTACAGAATATACTAGTACTACCTATAACACCTTAATATATGGAGTTGTAAAATCTGGTGTATATGAAAAGTTACGAGCAATACCAACTAATTATAACTGTAACAAAAATATGGATGACTTTGAAACTAGAGAAGCCATGTTTGCTTATGCTTATTTAATAGGTATGGAAGCATCTTCTTTTACTGCAAGAGAAGAAGAATTATTAAATCAATTAAGTGTATTAGAAAGGTTAATTACAAATGCCAGCAATAATACTTGGTAATCCAACAGGGGGATCTACAAGACCTTTAGTTACAGAAGCATCTCCTATAACTCAATCTACTTCTTATACTTTACCTGGTGTAAAGAAATCTGTAGAAATTCCAATTACAGTTAATCTACATCATGGTAGTTTAACGGGATTGACTGGAGATGATCACCCTTTACTTCATAATGATGCTAGAGGTGATATAAGATATTACACTAAAACAGATTTAGCAGCAGATGCTGCAGCAGCTCCTGTTCATTGGAATAATATTACTAACTTTTTAGTTGATAGTGTTTCTGAAAAGACAAGTGATGTTGGTGTAACCATAGATGATGTTTTACTTAAGGATGGGATGATAATGATTAAAGAGCATGCTGCACCAGATGCACCGGCTACTGGTTATGGTATGATCTATCTCGATAGTAGTGATTCCAAGCTTAAATTTAAGAATGACGCAGGTACGATTTATATATTATCTAGTATAGCTTAAAATGATTGTAGAGTACAGATTGGTTTATTCATATGACCTATACACTCCAAGTATAGATAGTGTGACTGTTGAAAACGCAGCACCCAATAATTTTGTTTGTGTATTTGATAAGGTTATGTACGATGGGATGCCATCTATTGATTCGTTATCTATACCTGGACTTACTATATCAAATGTGAGTAAAACAGGGGATTGTGAAATAACAATTGTTACTACAACACCTGCTTTATTTGCTACTAGTTATACTTTAACTTATACTAAACCTAGTTCTATTTTACTTGGTCATTTAGAAAGTGAGTATAATTATTATGTTAATTCTTTTAGTAAAATAGTAGTAAACCACGTTACTGGTGTATCTAACCCATCATTGGTTCCGCCTATTTTAATTGAAAACGCAACTCCAACTAAAATTAAACTTCCATATGATTTGGCACTCAACGAAACATCTATTCCTGCTGTAGGTTCTTATGTCTTGGGATCAGGTAGGACTGTAACATTAGTTGAGGTATCTGGTGAGTATGTATATCTTACAGTATCGTCTCGTTATTATTACGGTGACACCGAGACTGTGGCATATACAAAACCAGGAACTAACATGATCAAATCCACGTTGGGAGGCGAAGCGGATAGTTTTACGGCTCAGGCGGTCACAAACCAGGTTGCAATAGATGCAGCAA